ATCTTCTTTTTCGATATAGCCACCGAGAGAGCCTGCTACAACTACACTAAAATCAATAAGGGCTTTAATGCGGTAGAGTGTTTTTCCGTTTGGTGCGGTAATGGTATCGTTTTTGAGCAATTCGTATTTTTTCTGTGTCATTTTTAGTTCCCTTTAAGTACAAAAAAGCCCTCACGAGGAGGGCATTTAGACAATAAAAAAGCCACCGTAAAAACGATGGCTTAATGAATTGGTTCTTGATTTGATTAGTTAACTAATCTATAATAATCCTGTTTTCAGCAATACTGTTGAAAACGAGCTGGGTGCGACCTTTAATCCACCCAACTGTGAAGAGGATAACGTTATGATTAAGTTCATTATCCTAGTTATCATCTTGTTAGTGTTAAGCTCCCCAGCCTACTAACTTGGTGATAATTCAACGGGAGGGGAAACCCTCTCGTTCTTCGCAATCAATACTAAGGATTTATTATGGCATTGTCAAGAACCGAAATTGTGAAACGCTCTGAGGAAAAACACGGGATTAAACTCAAGGCGTTTAAGTTACCGCTCGCAGTGATTGCAGATATTGAGCAATTAAGCCGTGAACGGGGTATTCCTCAGAACCAACTGATTATTCAGGCGGTTGAGATGTTGAAGACTAACTCACCATCTGTTTAATCAATTCATCATAATAGGTTTTAGCAGCACTCACACGCTCTTGGATTTTTTCGATGATTTGTTCATCGCGTTTGATCGTCACCGTGGTTAAGCGTTGGTTTTGGGGGATTTGCTCAACTAAATCGATATAACGCTCTGCTGATTGTCCATAACCTAATAGCTCTTCTGGCGTAGGGAAAAGCACGAAATCAATTTGTGCCTCTTCACAATCCCAGAGCCACATATAACCTTGCATTTGAATGTCGTAGCCTGCTTTTTTGGCTTTGTCTTCGGCTTCATCAGCAAAGAACGGGTGTGTGCCAATATCAAATGAACATTTGGTATCGATAATCAGCTTACGGGTCGGCACATAAATATCGCACTCGCCCGTAACCCAATCGTTTTCTCGTCTTTCGATGTTCTTTTTCAATGGTAAGCCCCGTTTTAAGCCGCTGAGTTTGATCGCTTCATTTTCTAGCATTAAGCCTTTCTCGGTGAACTTATTACCTTCAAATTGTTGCCAGCCGAAGAGGTTGAACTTGGCAATTTCTCGCACGGCAGATTTTGCTGTGTCGGTAATTTTGCCTGCTTCACGGTCTGCTTTCGTTTTCGGCTCACCGATTAAGCGATGTAGCATTGAGCATCTAGCTTTCATTTGATACAGGTGCTGCATTTTCAATTGCCTCTAAAATTTGGAACTGTTCTTTGCTGAATTCGTAGCCGTTATCACAAAGCTCTTGAAGCGTGGTTTCTTTGTTTTGAATGGTTTGTTTGAAGTTTTCAAATTGCTCATCCGATACATTCAACGCTACAAAATCCGCTTCTTCCACTTGATTATCAGGATAATCAAATTCTGCATTATCCACATTTTTTACCACCGCTTGATCGGCTAACACGGCTTGTTGCATTTCCACCGATAATGGTGCTTGTTTTGAGAGCAGTAACTTCATTACCGTTTTCAATGCCATCGCTTCGAAGTTGTCTGCCCATACACTCGTCGCCCATTTACCTTGTTTTTGTTTTTCAAGGTAGGTTTGATACGTTTGTGAATAGCGTTGTGCGTGCTGATCTACTTCTTGAGCAGTCATATACAATTCAGCGGTAAAGCTATTAACCAGTTGGAAATAAGCGTAGTAGCCAATCGGTTTTTCAGTCAGTTCAGGCTTTTGTTTCCAATTGAATACATAGCCGTTGATCGGGTCTTCTTCGATAAGTTGCTTTTCATACACAGGCACAGCAACCAGTCGCTTAAACTGCCCAGAGCGCTGGGCCAGTTGGATTAAGCCTTTATAGCCTAACTGGAACTGGGCTTCGGTTATTTTTAATTTATTATTGTAGTAAGGCACGATATAAGCAAAGCCCAAGCCTTTTTGCAGTGGTAAATTGAGCGTAGCAGCCATACAAGCCACATTAAAAACACTTGCAGGAGCAGCTTGTCTTAACTGAGCATTACTATTAACAATTTGGAGCACGCTTGTTGCAAAGGAAGCTACGTTCTTGTTCAATAACTCTTGTAACTTGTGTTTTGCGTGAGAGGTGTCGAATAGTTCTTTAATGGTGAGCGATTTTTTCTCTTGTGTTTGAACTTGGTTTGTCATTTTGATTTCCTTTTAATTGGATTAACCGCTTGCCCATTGCAATTTTACTAATACCATTAAGCTATTAAGTTTAAGGGAAGGCAAGCGGTTAAATTCTTACAATGGTTTGCGTTCGCCCGTTATCGGATTGACCGAATAACAAGTGTTATCCCATTTTTGGGGTGGTGGTCGTCGTTTGGCAATCACGCCTGTTTCGGGCGTTTTTCTGGATTGCGGCATTGCAAGTGGTTGCTTGAAACGAAAGCCGTCGAGGGCATTTCGTCTTTCGATTTCACGGGCAAGATGTGCTCTTGCGGATTCTTTACTTTTGAAATTGGAGTTGTACACAATGATGCGGTTGTATCGAACTCGTGCGTACCAAAGCCCTCCGTTTCGATGGGTGATTTCACAGGTGGCGTCAATCATGTGGGGCTCCTAAATTCACACAAATGGCAAGTGTGGATGTTTTTGGGAAAAACAGGCTCTGGTTGGCTGTCGAGGCAACCTCCAAGACTTAATACTGCACAAAAAAGCAGGGCGAAGAAAATACCTGTCAGGACTTTAAGCAAGGTTTGCATGTGGTTTTTCCTCAATTAAGTAAATTTGATGCCAGAATTCGTTTGTGTGCTCTAATAAACTCTTCACACTCATGCATCTCACATCTCCATTTTTCTCGTTGAGCAGGGTCTTTGGCATGGTCGTAGTTGCATTTAGCAAGTACATAGGTGATTTGAAAGTTTTTTAAGTTTCGTTGCATTTGTTCGCGAGTGATGAGTGTGGTCATAACACATTCCTTTTTAGAGCCGATTATTTAACCACTCACGGCGATCGTGGTATATTGATGTTGCGACACAATCAATATAGGAGTTTAAGATGTTAAATTCGGCTTATCTTTATCAACAAATCCCTGTGGAAATCCGTCCGTTTTTTAAAATTGAGATGGCGGATATTCCGAGTCAGTATGCGAACTTACTTGATAACATTGCTCAAGCTATTCGTGCGATTATTCCGTTTGTTCTCTTGAATAAGACGGTGAATGTGGTTGTGGGGACGCAACCGTTTGAACTTCAATTGCAACACGCAACGTTATCGGTACGACTATCTCCACCGACTTTACATATGGCGATTGAGAACTTTGCATTTCTTGATTTAAATCATATGATTGGCTTACCTGATGCTCTTCAACGTGCGTGCGTGTTGGAAGAGCTGACTCACGTTCTAATGAACGTGAAAGACGAGCATATTGTGAAATTGATGGTCGCTGAGATGCTGCCCGATGTTCGTTATGTGAATGGGAAATATCACGCTCTTTAGTGGTAGAAAAAATGTCAGATGTTGAACCACCGCAAGCGATTTTATCTGCACGAATAACGTGTGTTGCGATGCCGTCGGCTCGAATAGGACCTAGTTGAATCGGTTTCATATTGTTTCCTTTTTGTACGATTTACTGAATTTTGGGTGCAAAAAACCGCCCCACGCCTTTTTAAGGTCTTGAGTGGGGTGTGAGGCGGTGGGAGTAAGGATTACTTGGTTACTGCTCGGTTAATGAGGCGGATAGCACGTGTCCAGTTTAGGCGTTCGGATTGTTGGAACGGTTCGACGAGGCGTGTGATGGTGTCTTTGGTCTCGAGGTAGTGTCGTTTGTATTCGTGGTGGTGTCCGTAAACCATTGCACTGAAACGTGAGCCGATTGCCTCAAGTGGTTTTTCGAGTTGACCGAGTAGGGTATTCATTTGGCTGTGGGAGCACCATAACCAGACAAGCTGTTCGAGTTCGTACTCCGTAAATTCAAAGGTGTATTTGCGTTCGACAAGCGGTTGGATTTGATTTGCGTTTTGCGATTCCGCTTTGTGCATTGCGAGGAAAGCACGCAGTACAATCAGGTGGAATTTCGGGCTAATCCACATTGCGTAGCTTAAAACAAGTTCTTCACAGACGTATGTGCCGCCTTGTGTGCCTCGAATGACTTTTACAGGCTCGCTGTCGCTATCTGCTTTGATAGCTTCGATGAGTTCTACTGTTGTATCAAGGCGAATGAAATTAGATGGTTTATGTTTTGCTTCGCCACCTGCAGCGAAATGAAGATCGTTTAATGAATGAAGATTGTCGAATTTACGGATTGTAGTTTTAAGAATGGTTAAGCTTGACATTTTTATGTCTCCGAATATTTAGTTAGTAATTCAATCAACCTTAGTAGGGTTGATCGGGCTTCAACTACCGTATTCGGACGGCGGAACTTATTTCCGTGAGGTGTTATATTAGGTTCTCTCGACCCGATCATTGATTTACTAAATGCTCAGATCTGAGCATTTGCAAATTTTAGGCATAAAAAAACCGCTATGCTATCGGGTGCGGATAACCGCCGAATAATGTAGTGCGGTAATCATAATCCGATGTGAGCGGTGTTGTCAATAACTAATTGTTAATTTTGTTTAGTTATTTCTTCAATTCGTGTTCATATAATTTTTGAATACTGATCGCTTTTCCGATAAGCGCTATCACAAAACTATGTTGCGTTTCAGTATCTTGATTTTTGAAGTATGTGTATAATCTTTGCTCAGGATTTTCTTTTTCAAGAAATTTGTCGATTAAGTAAATATGGTCTTGGAGGTTCATTTTGATTTCCTTTAGTCACGATTGTCCTTATTGTGGAACAAAGAAAAGTGGGTTTGAAGTTAAACGTTACTACGAGAATAAAAAGTTTGTGGATTATTCTGTATTTTCATTGCTTGCCACTTGCAATACTTGCGGTAATCCTATTGTTGGAGCGTTTGATGTTTACGATAACAGCTTCAACAAAGGGGAAATTGCTCGAGTATCTTCTCTTTTGCAGAGTTCTAATCAATACAATCTTACTGAGCTTATTGGTGTTAAATATGTTGAGTTTTATCCTAATGAAAGAAAAACAGCTGAAATTCCCAAACATTTACCCGAAAGCATTGAGGCAGAATTACTTACTGCAGAAGATTTATTTTTAGAAGTGGCGGCTAAACCGCGTTTCATTAAGCCTGCTGGCAATGCTTATCGCTCAACGCTTGAGCGTGCTTTGTGTGAATTAGCAGAGAATAGCGGTCGAGCTAAACTCAATAAACGCATTGAGAAGCTTTTTGAAGATGGAAAGCTGACAAAAGATTTGAAAAATTTTGCTTTGCATATTCGTTCGTTAAGTGCTGAAGCTTCTCATACTTACAATGATTTTACATTGAAAGAACTGGAAGAGCTTCGATTGTTTACTCAACTGTTTTTGCAGTATACGTTTACTTTACCTGCAATGATTTCAGATGAGTTGAAATCAGAGGTTGAGAGCTAGTTCTAATGCGGTTTTTTAACGAGAACCGCAAAACTCGCCTTGTTGTATCTCACCCCAACAAGGAATATAATTGTTGCATCTCACTCCAACAATTACAGGAATTTATTATGTGGGAAGCGTTAATTACTTCCATCTTTTCCATCCTCAAATCTCATTTTGATGAGGTGATTATGCGTATTACAACGTGGTTTTTGTCGTTTATTCTTTGTTGGTTGCTTATTCCTGTTCATATTCAGATTGAGCTAATGGCAAGACCACTACCTGCTTTACCTGATTATGCTCTGGTTTACCTTTTCTACTTGGTCGCCGCAACTAGCTTTTGGCAAATGTTCCTCATCTTGTTGGATGTTGCAGCTCTTTTGCTCGAAAAATTTTCCAAACGTAGAAACGTTGATCCACAATCCGAGCGGGTTGAGATTAACCGCGAGTAGAAAAATAATACATTGCTTTAGGCTCATTTGCTTTCCTTTTCAATCATCGCATCAATGGTGTTATGCCATACTTCTGTATCTATCAGTTTATCTGCTAAGATGCTTAAACCTGATAATTTCAGCTTTTCAAGCACTTTATTTTCCATTCGCTCAATGCGTTCTTGCATTGCATATTCAGGCGGTAAGCCTAATGCGTTGTAATCTTCGTAACCTATCATAAGTTGCTCCTTGTTTACCATTTAAAACAGCACGCTGCGAGGAAATCCAAGAGTAAAACTCGGCTTACGTATGCTGTTTTAAATGGTGGCTGCCTTGTTTCGTACCCTGCAGCCAAGGGCTGTCTTATCGCTTACTCCCTTGTGGCTCACTATCCACACCCCGTTTTCAGCTAACACACCACTTGATTTGTGATACACATCTTCTTGAGCGGTGGGTCTTTATGGGCTTCCACGCTTTGACTAACTCGCACCCTGCATTCGGGCAAGCGGTGTGTTTGATTTAAATTGTTAAAGAGCATTAAGTTGATTATTTAAAACAGCTTTCATCTTCCGTTTGCTTCAACGCTTGGCGGTCGTTGCGGATGTTTCCGCATTGATGGCTAAGGGTTTGGCTCTCCGTTAAAGCCGTTTTAGATAACGCCTGATTTTTGTTATCAGGCTGTTTGTTTTGATGGGTGCATTATCACTCTTTGTGATTTATTTGTAAATAACAAAATGTGATGTTTTAGCAAAATAAATCACAATTAGTGTTTAATATATTGATTTTAAAGCAGAAAAATTTTTGAGGGGGGTGTTTGATTGCTTATTTTTTGTTCGATTATTGGGTGATTATTTGGATTTGTGAACTTGATCACTGATTGAAATCACTATTTTTGGAAGAATAGAAAAAACTTATGGAGGACTTATGAAAAAATTGTTTACTACTTTATGCCTTTTCCCTGCCATTGCTTTTGCGACAGAAACGGGCGAAAGCTGTGCCAAGGTTGAAGATAATACGAAGCGTCTTGAATGCTACGATAGTGTTTTTGTGAAAAAAGAGAATAAAGCCGATGAGGCAAAAGCAGAAAATTCTCAATGGAAATACGAACAGGCAAAAGATGAACTGCGGAATGCAACAACGCATACTGCGGTGTTGATTTCTAGCAATACCATTGATTTTGGCTTTCCTTATAATGGTTCGTCAATGGATTTGACCTTACGTAAAGACCCTAAATATGGCAATGATGTGATTTTTTCTGTAAATGGACAGTTTAATGGTTGTATGATTGAGAGTTGTAAAATTACGGTAAAATTTGATGGCGGTAAATTAGAAAGTTATCGTATGGTTGGTTCTGATAGTGGCGATAACAGTACGCTATTTATTGAAAGCCCAAAAGCGATGAAAACCTTTGTGGATAAATTGAAAAAATCTAAAAAGCTGATTGTGGAAGGGAGTTTCTACAATTATGGCAAAGGGCAATTTACCTTTGATACACAGGGTTTAGAGTGGAAACATTTTTAAGTAAAAAGAGCTACGTTGATACGTAGCTTTTTTATTGCAAAGTTTTAATAATATCAAACCGCTTGTGGTGGGAGAATAGGGGATTTTAAGCAATAAGAAACCGCCACAGGGACGGTTTGAGTTAAATAGTTTTAGCAAAATCAAGTAAATGCTTATCATCATCCCAGTTAATGTGATGAATATTGAATTTATCAAAAGTTCTTTTGATCACATTCAGTATATTTATCTTATTGGCGGTATCTGGTGTATCTAGCGTAAAAAGAATATTATCTTTTTTCAATAAACCTTCTTCATTTGCTCGGTTAATTTTAGCGACCCAGTTATCGCAATGTTCAATCATACTTGGGCTTTCTACTTGATCAAAGGCGAGTGGTTTTACCGCTTTTAAAATATGATTTTCGCCTTGATTTTTTAGTGCCAATGGTAAGGTAAACTTAGCCATTTCGCCTTTTACAATATGTTGTTTATATCTTAAGAGGAGTTGATCGTTCTCGGCTTTAAACAAGGCTTTGTATTGCTTGAGTATGGTTTGCTCTTGGCTTTCATTTTTTATTACGTCAGCATTATTTTTTATTACGCCAGCATTTTGGATATATTGGGTGTAAAGCTGGTTGAAGTATTGTTGTGGATCGTCCACGATGCCTACTGCCGCATTACTGTATTGTGTAATCCCTTCTTTTACATCAACGTAGTGATGGAAAAAGCGAGCCATTTCTTGAGCACTCATTTCATCAAAATATTGGTTTACGATGTATTGTAATTCCTCGTTGATAGTATCCCGTACACTTTCAAATAGCTTGCTACGATAGAAGAAGTCAGTTACTCGTTTATTATTTTTATTCACGAGCCGATATGTCAGTTTTTTGCGTTCAGGTTCGCACATCAATAAGCCAACATTGACGAACTCGCCTGTTTCAAAGTAAGGGCGATACCTTACAAAGCTATATAGGATAGGTTGTTTCATTCTATGTCGTCCCAATACTGTTCTTCAGTAATACGTGTTAAAAGTTGTTTGATTTTCTGGATTTTATTTTCCATTTTTTGAAAGTCGTCTTCCTCAAGGGGAAACCAATCATCAGGAATTTGTTGGTAAATATCATCAAAATTCGTCAATATGTCAATGGCTTTGTCAGTAAAGGTTTGTTTATCAACCCAATCGAGTCGCCATTCGCGGTTTTGTGGAGAAAAAATATGGGCGTCAAAATTTGCCTGTTCATCAAAAGCAAGGTTGTGATCGATAACGAGAATTTGCTGCGTCATATCATCAAATAAGAGATTGATATTACCCGTTCCCATGCTGGAGGCGGTTCTGTCGGAATTTAATATCCAGCGGTCAAACATATAGAGCCATTTTTGGCTTTGTTCGCAAAGTGCTTTTGCTTGAGCTGTTTTTGCTACTTTGGCTTTTTCTAAGAAATATGAAGCAAATGCAGTGCCTAATGGTAAATCAGCTTGCCATTCAGGAGGAGCATATTGGCTCGTCATTGTCGTTATTTCTACGAATCCAATGTGAGGGCAGGGTAAGCCCATTTTTTCTGCCAAAACAGAACCGATATATTCAGCCAGCAGTTGCGATATTGGCATCATCTTTTTGGTTTTAACGATAACCCATTGATTTGTTTCACATTGACAGATAAAAGGCTTTGTTATTCCCATCTCTGTCCTTTCTCGAATAAATGTAATTTTATCCATTTATTTATCTCTTTTTACAAATCCATCTCCAAGCTACAAATAACTCCTATGCTCCACCGCTACGCCAATAATGCGGATGTTTTGTGTTTTTGAGCTAAGGGTTGGGTAGTCGCGGTTAAGTGGTACGAGTTCAAAGTGTGGATTACCTGAGCCAGAGATCTCACCGAGTTCACGATAGCGTTTTAAGGTTGCTTCTCCACCATCATTGACGGCCGCAACATAATCCCCAGGGTGAGGGTGACGGCGAACATCAATGAGCACAAGGTCATCTTCAATGAACTTCGGCTCCATCGAGCGCCCTTTAATGCGTAAAAAGAAAGCATCTTCGCCTGCATCAATTTCAGAATCGATATATTCATAGCCCATTGCAGTTTGATGATCGCACGCCTCGGTAAATAGCCCTGCTTCAATATTACTAATAAGTGGGTAAGAGTAAGAGCTTTTAGGTTTTACAAATACAACATCTGGATCATTATTGAATGCTAAGTCTGAAGCCTCAACACCAAGCACCCTAGCGATTAACTTAATATCATCTAAATCTGGCATTCGTTGATTTTTTTCATAATTCGCGATGCGAGATTGCCCCCATTTAGAACGTTCTCTTGAATCTAGCTTACCAATTCTGTCTGCTAATTCTTTTTGGCTAATATCCAACTTGTTTCTAAATAATTTAATTCGATCACCAATTTCCATAGAACACCTCACTTTGTTTAATTTTTAATAATATCACGCCTTGAAATACCATCAAAATCACAAAACTTGATTGCTATTTAACACTAATTGTGATTAAATTCACTTTGTTTTAATCACAAAAAAGGATAGTTATGAATAACCTTGCCAAAGTAAGGGAAAGTATCGGAATTACACAGCACCAATTAGCAATGCAATTAGGTTGTCGTCAATCTCGAATTTCTAACTATGAGGTTGGAAATCGTATGCCTTCATTAGCGAATGCAAGAAAGATTACTGATGCACTGAATCAGCTTGGTGCTAGCGTAACGCTCGACGATGTCTTTCCTATCAACAACTAACATACCCCAAGGTAAACGCAATGGCACGCAAGGAATTAACATTAGATGCAATGAAGATTGCAGACTCAATTCGGAATCAATCTGTAAGGGTTAAAGATTGCCACGTGGCAGAAGCGATTGGCGTAGATGCTGCCACAATTTGCCGATTTAAGGCGGAACATTTAGATAAGTTTTGTGCTTATTTGGATTATCTCGGCTTAACGGTTGTTGAGAAGGGATTAACTAATTTAAGTGATAGAGAACTTGATGCTTTAAAACTCCTAGCGAGCAAAGGCATTGAGAATGTAGGCAAATAAAAAACCCGTGCAGTAACACGGGTTCTATACAGGAATGAATCGTTTATGAAAACGACAGAATTATTACCGATTACAGAAAAAAATGCAAGCTTAACGATGAGTAGTCGTGAGATTGCGGAGTTATGCGAGAAAGAACACCGTAGCGTGTTAAGAGACATCGACAATATGCTTTCAGAGCTTGAAATTCAATCTGCACAATTTTGTGCAGATTACATTGACAGCCGAGGACGGTCTTATCGCTGTTTCAATTTACCCAAAGACTTAACCCTCACACTTATCGCTGGCTATAACGTGAAACTACGTAAACGCATTATCGACCGCTGGCAAGAACTGGAAGCTCAACAAGCGGTGCAATTACCGCAGACTTTTGCGGAAGCCTTGCGTTTGGCAGCAGATTTGGAAGAGCAAAAACAGGCGTTGTTGATCGAGAACCAGCAGCAATCAACCCAGATTACCTCAATGGAAAGTTATTTCCGCAATGGCATCACTGCACCGCAATTTGCGAAAGGCTTGAATGGCGTGAATTCTCAGAAAATTAACGATCATTTACAGCAGGTGAAATGGCTTTACAAAGATGGCAATAACGATTGGCGGGTGACTTCTTACGCACGTGATCGCTATATGACGGAAGAGCCTGTGCCTATTTCACCACACGGCAAAGAGCCGTTTTTCACTTATCGCCCTGTGTTGCTACAAAAAGGGGCAGCCAAAATTTATAAGTGGTACACGCAACAGAAATTAACAATGAAATCCAATTGGAACAGTGAATTTACACAAGATAAGGCGGTGGGGCTATGAGTATGTTATTAACCGCTCAGGCAATGAAATTAAAAGTGGGTAATCCCACTCGTAAATTGGTGTTGCTGAAATTAGCGGACAATGCGAATGATAAAGGCGAATGCTTTCCAAGTTATCAGCATATTGCAGATCATTGCGAGGTAAGTCGTCGTTCTGTGATTTCACACATCGATGCACTTATCAAAATGGGATTGGTGGAGAAAAAATCACGCAAAAATCAGGACGGTTCAAGTTCGAATTTGTACATTTTGCACCTTGAAAAGGGTAGTGAAAATATTTCACCACCTAGTGAACGAATTTCACCCCCTAGTGAAAATGGTTCACTACCCCCTAGTGAAAATATTTCACCCATAACCAATCACTCTATTAACCAATCAATTAACCATATTAATTTATCGTTGCAGACGAAAACGCCTGCAACTTCGCCTGCCAAAAAATTCAGTTTTGCCGAAATGGATTTGGCGATGGCGAAAGAGATGTTTGCTCGCATTCAAAAACTCAACCCGAATCACAAGCAACCGAATTTTGAAGCGTGGGCGAATGATATCCGACTGCTAGGGGAGCGAGACGGCAAGAGCCATTCTGAAATCATTGAGTTGTTCGAGTGGGCAAATCAAGACCGTTTCTGGCAAGTAAACATTCTCAGTCCACGCAAGTTGCGAGAGAAATGGGATGTGTTGGTATTGCAACGCAACCGCCAAGCTAAACCTCGCGGGGATAATCTGAGTATGGAATGGAATACCGCTGAGGCGTGGGAGAACGTGCTATGAGCCAGTTGCAAACTATCACACAAAATCGACCGCTTGTGAACGAGACGGCTGAACGCTTGGTAAATCGAGTGTTTGAGCAGTTGCTGGCGAGTTGTCCGAGATTGTCTTATTACACCGCTGAGCAAGTGGCAACAGCTAAACAACAATGGATTTTAGGCTTTGCAGAAAACGGGATTACAACCGTTGAGCAAGTTAAACAGGGTATGAAAGCCTTGCGAGCGAAGGAAGATGATTTTGTACCAAGTGTGGGGAAATTTATCGGTTGGTGCAAGGTGGTTGATTACACTCAGTTAGGTTTACCAACGCTTGAAAAACTGCTCAAGCGGTTAAATCACTTTGCCGCCTATGGACTTGAGGAAGCTGACAAATTCTCGTTCAAAAACGACGCGGAATACTGGCTGATTACCGATTTGTATCGTCGAGAACGGCGTTACTTGTGGCAAGAAAGCACGTTGCGGAGTCAAGCAGAACAGGCGTTACTTGCGATGGCAAAACGTATACAAGCGGGCGAAAACATCCCAGAGCGTGCAAAGGCGATTGAAAAGCCGAAGGAATATATCCCCGCTCATCCATTGGTGGAAGCGGAATTGAGAAAGCGGAGAAGTATGAAACAGGAAGGTTGGAATGGCTAAAGAACAAGAATTTGACCGCGATACGTGGGAAACGCCTCAATACAATGGAAGATTTTGTGCAGCGGTCGGTAAGTTTGGATTTTGTGAAGAAGGTAGGTGGTTATGAGTAATAACAGCAACATTGAGCTAGTAAAGCAATTATTACAGAAAGCGGGTGTGGTCATTCACCCAAAATCAGAAGGAGTTATGGTCTATGCCTACCGAAATGGCAAGCAGTATGAAACCTTTGTTTGCAGTTGGCTGGGTTCTAATCTGACGGTGTCAATTTCAATCGATGGTAAGGCGAATTTGAAGAAAAGTACCAAGATTGCAAAATCAATTTTCGGGAAGCAATTTGCGGTGCGTCATTTAGCGAATTGTCCATTTGATGGGCAACAGGCGAATTATTTTAGTTGTGAGTTTTCACATTGAGGTGGCTATGAAAAAGTTTAAAGCGGTTTGGAAATACGTGGTTGGAATGATGATTTTCCTCCCACTATGGTTTGTATTACTGGCTGTGAGTTTTTTAGCGTCCGTTTCACTCTTTATTTTTTCTCTGGAATGGCAATTGAAGAGCGTTATGCGTGATTTTGGATTGCATTTTAATCCCTTTCCTAATTATTCGAAGATGGAAAAGACCTTGCGAAAACAAGTAGTAGAGGCGTGGAACATGGCAGCCAAAACTAAACGAAAACGGTGATCCACGCGGTGAAATGTGAAGACGGTGTAGTGTTTGCAGAGTGGGTGGGTATGCTTAGATTCTTAAAGAAATTGAAATGCACTTGGATGTATTTTGCCTATGTATCCTTGTATTTCCCGATGTGGATAACGGGAATGCTGTTTCTTCTTTGTATGTCAATTTTCTACTTGGTGATGACTTTACGTTGGCGGTTTAAGGGGCTGATGGATGACTGTGATTGGTTGAGTGTTAATCCATTCTCTGAATTTATCGAAACGGAAAGAGAGATGCGAAAAGTCGTTGTGGGAGTTTGGGTAAATGGCAAGCAAAGTTAAACACAAAACTGAAATCCTTGCGGTGAAATATCCTAACGGTGAAGTGGTAGCTGAAACGGAATACGACCGCAATTTGTTGAAAAATTTACCGGTTGGCTGTGCGGTAAAGATTATGCCGATGGGCAATAACCGCAACTATCAGCACCACAAAAAGTTCTTTGCTCTGCTAGACACGGGCTTTGAATATTGGCAACCGAAATTTCAAGTGATGTCGGATATGGAGGTGTGGATTTGCGATGAGGTGTATAAGGGCGTAAGTAAAATTATGCCCACCGATACGCTTAGAACCTGGTTACGGGATTTTCTGGATAGTTTGGCGGAACGTATTACCAAGCATCGCCGTGAAAAACTCGATTACGAGGGGATGAAAACGCTTGAGGCATATTTAAACCATGTTATGAAGCAAGCGGGCTTTTACGACATTAAGCCGAGTGCAGATGGTGGCACGCTGAAAGAGCGGTGGTCTATTTCTTTTGATAATTGTCCACAAGAGAAATTCAACGAAATTTACAAAGGCGTATTTGGTGTGATTTGGAATGAAACGCTCTGCAATGTCTATCAAGACGAATGGGCGTTGGAGAATAAAATTAGTCAGTTGATGGGGTTTTAGATGGATTTTTTCTGGATTGGTTTAGGTATGTGTTTGATTTTTATTGGTGCTGGCGTGAGTACGCTTCTTTTTGCTTATGCGTTGGAGGTGTTAAGTGGTAAGAAATAAACCACCCAAACAGCATAAATGCAAAGAATGTGGCGAATACTATACAAAATTCCGCTCCACACAGCAGGTTTGCTCCGTGAAGTGTGCAATGGCGATGGGGAAGCGGAAAGCGGAAGAAAAACGCAAAAAACTAGAAAAAGCTGACCGCTTGGAAGCCAGCCGTCGTATGCGTGAGCGGAAAGAGAAACTAAAAAGCCGTTCCGATTGGCTGAAAGATTTGCAGCGTGTGTTTAATGAGTTTATTCGGCTACGGGATAAAGATTTGCCGTGTATTTCATGTGGTCGCTATCACAAAGGGCAATATCACGCAGGGCATTATCGTAGTGTGGGGGCTTGCCCTGAATTGCGGTTTAATGAGGATAACGTCCACAAGCAATGCTCGGCTTGCAATAATCATTTGAGCGGTAACATTTTGGAATATCGGTTAGGGCTGATTGAGAAAATCGGGCTGGAACGGGTGGAATTTTTAGAGCGGCAAGACCATCCACCGCTGAAGTTGTCGGTGGAAGAAATCAAGGATTTAATCAAGGTGTATAAGGCGAAAGTAAAGGAGTTGAAACATGGCGGATAAATTACTTGATGAGCATAAGCAGACGTGGATTGAAGCTCGGTTGAGTGAGTGGGGTGCGTGGGTTTATAGTGGTTTAGATTTTGAGTGCCGTACAAATATGATTGCGAGATTGATGCTGTCGGTCGATCCAAATCAGGTTAAAGAGCCTGTGCGTGAGCAGTGCAGCGATGAGCTGGGTATGGTAATTAGTTCGGTGGTGGGTTATTGCATTAAGAAGCCTTGTCCGCAGGATTATAAATATCTGGAAGCAAAATATGTGTATGGTCGTTCGGTGTATGCGATTGCGAAGTATCAGCACGCGAAAGACCCATCGATAAAATTTGCTACTTGGAAATTAAGAGTGAGAGAAAGTATTAAAGCTTCAGAATGGGTTGTCGCTAAATTTCTCGATCTTGCTATTAAAAATCATAAAAATTCCCCTAAGTTACGTAAATTTGCATATTCTTGAAAAATAGCACTTGCTTTTCCTACCTAAATAACCTATTATATCTGCAATGGTGGTCATCGTATAAGTGATGTTCACCGAATGAATTTTATAGCCCTGATTGGTTTTCCAGTCGGGGCTTTTTTGTAGGTGGAATATGAACATTACATTAGGCGATACAATTAAGATTGATGGTGAGGAAGTGCCGGAATATTTGCTCAAGGCACTTTATGAAAACCTCAAAGATAAGTATGCTCATCTTATTACAAATGGCTCGATTGTTGGTGGAGGAATTAAGGTTAATTCTCTGTTAGATCCTCATATTGTTCGCTCTCTACATTGTAAATAATATTTGGGAAATATTGGCAATCCGAATAATGTATTCCATTATCATTTCCTCTGCTAATTTTGTTGTGGAATGTAAATTTTAGCAGAAACCACGCCCACCATAACAGGTGGGCTTTTTTATTGCCTCGAAAACGGGGTGGAGTATGAAAAAAATGCCAGAGAAAAATCCAGACCTCTGGACTGTTGTAGTCGCCTACTTCGTTCAGCATAGTAGCTTTGTGTGCGGAGTGTTAGTGGCTTTTTTTGCATCCCTATCGAAATCATTTCTTTACGGTAAAAAAGACACAGCCAGAAGAGTTATTGTAGAAGCCTTTTTATGCAGCTTGATTGCAGGTTCAATCCGCCCTGTTCTTACGCATTTCGGGTTGGATATTGATTTAATCACGCCGATCGGCGCTGCACTTGGCTTATTGGGTACAAGCGCAATTCGCCAGTTGATTTTGCGCTTTTTAAAAAACAAAGCAGGAGTGACAGAAGATGAAAACTAGTGAGAAAGGTTTGCAGTTTATCCGCCGTGAAGAAGGGGAACGCCTAACAGCGTATGCGGACATTATTGGTGTTTGGACGATTGGAGTCGGTCATACTGGTGCAGTTGATGGTAAGCCTGTTGCAAAAGGTATGGTTATTTCGGCCGATAAATCTCGAGAATTATTGAGTGCAGATTTATTAAAGTTTGAATCAGCAATTATCCGCCTTGTAAAAGTGCCACTCAAACAATATGAGTTCGATGCTTTAGTTAGCTTAGTCTTTAACATCGGCGAGACAAACTTTGCACGTTCAACGCTACTCAAAAAGCTCAATACAAATGACTTTAAAGGCGCAGCAGAGCAATTTTTAGCTTGGAAAAACGCAGGTGGCCGTCCAGTACAAGGGTTGCTAAATCGCCGCAAACGCGAAAAGGATATGTTCAATGGGCTTGCGTAATGCGTTAATAGTTGGCGGAATGGTAATTGTACTTGGTGGAGCAGGAGCATTCTTTCATCAAAATAATATGCTGAAGAAATTAGCACAAGAGAATGTTGAACAGAAATTATTGATTGAAGAACAAGCAACTGTCAACCAAGCGTTGACGGTTCAACTGGAACAAGAAATTGAAGCGGTCAGACATCAGCAAGCGATTACAATTGAGTTACGCAGACAAGCAGAGGTAAAACGTGAAAGCATTAAAACAAATTTGGGTAAAGAGCCGTGTGCTCGTGTGCCTATGCCTCGTGCTGTTATTGAGCAGTTGCAGCAGTCCACGCATTAAGACCGTTTACCTCACACCACCGCAAGCTTATCTCACGCCTTGTCCGCAAACAATGTTTACAGGCGAGACTTACGGAGATGCAATAGATTACCTAGTTGTAGTAATGAGCGAGCGGGATTTGTGTGCTAAGCAATTGGATAGTGTGCGTAACTGGGTAGATATTCGAAGTAAGGCTCAGTAATTCAAGATAAAGCGAGAGTGTTATAGCTCTCGCTTTTATTTTATGTAAATTAAATGCTACATAATTTGCGTATGGTTTCGTGATTGGTTAGATAAAATCCCGAGAAAATACGCAAGCTATGTGATGTATATGTAATAAAAAAAGGTACTCCCGAGGGGGTTACCCTTTCCACGGGGTTTCGGGCGCGCAGTTTTCGACAGTTTTTTGAGATTCTAGGCATCATCATCTTTTTGGTTTTTCGGTATTTTAACGGCGTTAGTTATGGATAATTTATACGATTTGAAACTCAATATAAATCAGATATCCGAACTAGTCGGAATGCATCGACAAACTGTGTCACAACGGCTTGCTGGGCTTACTCCAGCTATAGGTAGTAACTCAAAGTTAAAGCTGTATGCAATATCTGATTTAATTAAAATTGGGCTTGCAGAAAAAATGACGGCAGATGTTGATAGCTTATCGCCTGTTGAGAGACGAGCATTTTGGCAAGCGGAAAACGAAAGGCTTAAGTACGAGCGCGAAACAGGAGAGCTAATCCCTGCGTTTGAAGTGGCACAAGAGATGAGCTTTCTTGCTAAAGCCATTGTTCAATCGCTGGAAACGTTACCCGACATTCTCGAACGTGATTGTGGCTTACAACCTAATGCCCTTATTCGCGTGCAGCAAGTGATCGACGACATCCGCGATCAAATGGCACAGCATATTCAAAAAACGGAGGAATAATGTTCGCATCTGCTAAAGACATTCGCCGTGATGTGGCAAATCTCATCAAAGCCCCACGCCGAATGAAAGTATCGGAAGCGGTTGCAGAATATATGCGTGTTCCCGTTGGTGGTGGCAATTCCGTCAAATGGGACAAACACACCGCTGCTTATATGCTCGAACCGATGGATTGCCTCAATTCTCGTGAATATGATGCCGTGATTTTTGTTGGCCCTGCACGAACAGGCAAAACAATCGGCTTAATTGATGGTTGGATTATTTATTCCATTATTTGCGATCCGTCCGACTTCTTACTGGTGCAACTCACCCAAGAAAAAGCCAGCGAACATAGTCGTAAACGTTTAGACCGCACATTTAGATGCTCGCCTGAGATTGCAAAAAGATTAAGCCCGCGTAAAAACGATAACAATGTCCACGATAAATATTTTAGGGCAGGTAATCTATTAAAAATTGGTTGGCCGTCAATTAACGTATTGTCATCATCCGATTACAAATATGTTGCATTAACTGATTATGACCGTTGGCCAGATGATGTGGATGGTGAGGGTGACGGATTTAGTTTAGCGTCCAAGCGAACGACTACATTTATGAGTGCTGGTATGACACTTGTAGAGAGTTCGCCAGGTAAAGATATTGTTGATATAAAACATCATCCCAAAACGACTCACGAGGCACCGCCAACAACAGGTATTTTGTCACTATATAACCGTGGCGATAGACGCAGATTCTATTGGCAATGTCCACATTGCAAAGAATGGTTTGAGCCATCAATGGCAAATATGGTCGGCTATCGAGATGATACTGATTATGTTAAGGCGAGCGAAAAAGCTCGATTGCAATGCCCTCATTGCCAATCTCTCGTAGATCCTGACAAGAAACGAGCATTAAACATCGGTGGCAAGTGGTTAAAAGAGGGGCAAACGATAGATAAAGATGGTGTAATCCATGGCGAGGGCAGAAACTCACGTATTGCATCATTTTGGCTAGAGGGCCCAGCGGCAGCATATCAAACATGGGCGCAGTTAACTTATAAACTCCTCAACGCCGAGCACGAATTTGAAATGACTGGTAGCGAGGAAACTCTAAAGGCGGTAACGAATACCGACTGTGGGTTACCTTATTTACCACGCTCCGCGCTTGAGCAACGCCGAAGTGATGAGTTAATGGAACGGCGAGAAGAAACCGAAAAAAGAACGGTACCTTATGGGTGCCGTTTTTTATTGGCTGCAGTTGATGTACAGGGTGGGCGGAATCGCCGTTTTGTCGTCCAAATTGTGGGATATGGCGAAAACAGCGAACGGTGGCTCATTGATAGATACAACATTAAATCATCAATGAGGAGCAATTCAGAGGGGGAAAGCCTCCCCATTGATCCGTCCGCCTACCCTGAGGACTGGGATTTACTCATTAGTGATGTACTCAATAAGCAATATCGTATTGAGGGATTAGACGGCGGATTCATGCCAATCCTTGCAATGGCGGTGGATAGTGGCGGTGAGGACGGTGTAACAGATAACGCCTATAAGTTTTGGCGCAGATGTAAGCGTGATGGCATATCAAAACGAGTGTATCTCGTCAAAGGTGATAGCACCAAGCGCCAAAAACTGATTTCTCGCACTTATCCTGATAACACCTCACGGTCAGATCGTCATGCTAAAGCACGAGGTGATGTGCCACTATACCTACTTCAAACAGACCAACTCAAAGATCGCATTAGTAATGCACTGAGTCGAGAGACTGTTGGTGCCAATTACATTCATTTCCCATCATGGTTAGGCGAATGGTTTTTTGATGAGCTGACCTATGAGGAGCGCGGACAAGACGGTAAATGGCGTAAACCAGGGAAAGGCAACAATGAGGCGTTTGACTTATTTTGCTATACCCATGCGATCGCTATTTTGCGTGGTTATGAGCGTATTAAGTGGGGAGATGAAGACAATGTCCCATACTGGGCGAAATTGCCAAGCGTAAACCCTAACGTGATCCGTAGAGAATCATCCGCACCAGAAGAAGAAACTGAAAGTGCGGTAGAAATTGAACAAGTAAAACCGCAACCGAAACCCAAAACAAAAAGTAATTGGCTAAACGGTGGCGGAAATAAGAAAAAAGGTGGGTGGTTGTGATTTACGAAAGAGACGAACTCGAAGAAAAAATCCGAGCCCTTGACGAGAAGATTGAAAACGCCCAAAGCCAAGTTAGCTTTAATGGGCGATCGGTATCTTATCAAGTATCCGAATGGACTAAACAACGTGACCGCTATCAACAAATGCTAAATGAGTTACTGGCGGAAACAAGACAGCGCGTTAAACGCCACAGAATCAAATATGCGAGATTTTAAACGATGGGAATATTAGATAAAGCGATTGCCGCAATCTCGCCTAAATGGGGCGCACAGCGAGCAAAAAGCCGATATGTGATGAATGCATACGAGGCAGCAATGCCAAATCGTACACATAAAGCAAAACGTGAAAGCCAAGGTGCGAACGTATCGACCAAACAAAGTGCGGTTAGTTTGCGGGAGCAAGCTCGGGCATTAGACCAAAATCACGACATTGTGATCGGCATTTTGGACAAAATGGAAGAGCGCGTCATTGGCTCCCGAGGCATCCACATTGAGCCACAGCCGCTAAATTTAAGCGGTGATGTTGATGAGGAGTTAGCAGAGCAAATCCGCAAAAAATGGGCGGAATGGTCTGTGCGCCCGGAAGTCACCGGACAATTTACCCGCCCGGAACTTGAGCGAATGCTTTTGCGCACTTGGTTGCGCGATGGTGAAGTATTTATCCAGCTTGTACGCGGCACGGTGGCAGGACTAAATCATAGCACCGACATTGCATTTAGCCTTGAGGCACTAGAGCCTGATTTTGTGCCGATGAATACCCTTGATACGGCAAATCTTATTCAAGGGATCGAGCTTAACGCGTGGCGTCGCCCTGTCTCTTACCGTGTTTACATGGATAATCCGCAGGAAAATAACCGCACTTACGGGCGAGTTAAAACTGTGCCAGCGGAAAACATGTTGCACCTGGCATTTAAAAAACGACTGCACCAATTGCGTGGTGTATCCATGTTGCATGGCGTAATTATGCGCCTCGCTGACCTTAAAGATTATGAGGAAAGTGAGCGTGTCGCAGCACGAATTGCTGCAGCCTTTACGATGTACATCAAAAAAGGAGATTCCTCGCTTTACGGTGACAATGATGAGTACAGCACGGATAGCCCTGAGCGCGACTTTGAAATAGCACCTGGTGCAATCATTGATGATTTAAAACCTGGTGAGGACATCGGGTTAATCAATTCTAATCGCCCAAATGTGAACCTTGAAACCTTTAGGAATGGGCAATTAAGAGCAACAGCAGCGGGGACTCGCTCCAGTTACTCTAGCATTGCCCGTGACTATAACGGCACTTACTCAAGCCAGCGCCAAGAGTTGGTGGAGAGCTTTGAGGGTTACTCCGTTTTACAAGATACCTTTGTTGCACATATCTCCCGCCCGATTTACCGAGAATGGCTAAAAATGGCGATTGTTAGCGGTGAAATTGAGGTGCCGGTCGATATCGATCCAGCATCACTTTATAACGCTGTTTACAGTGGCCCAGTGATGCCATGGATTGATCCAACCAAAGAGGCGCAAGCCTGGAAAGAGCGCATCAAAGGTGGATTGGCAACCGAAAGCCAAGCAGTACGAGCAAGCGGCAGCAATCCGGCAGAAGTTAAACGCAGACGTAGAGTTGAGGTCGAGGAAAACCGCAAATTTGGTCTCAAGTTTGATACGGATTTAACTAACACAGGTACGACAAATGAAAAAGCAAAAAATGATTCTGTCGCCGATGGCGATGGCAACGTGCGCGACAAAGACGAATAACCAGTCTTGGTACTCAATCAAAGCCAAAGCCAACGACACGGCAGAAATCTCAATTTACGATGAGATCGGATTTTGGGGTGTATCTGCTGCGAGCTTTGCACAGGACTTAAAATCCTGCGGAAACAACCTCAAACAAATCAATCTACACATCCACTCCCCCGGCGGTGATGTTTTTGATGGAATCGCCATTTACAACTTGTTAAAAAACCATCCGGCAAATGTGACGGTTTACATTGACGGCTTGGCGGCAAGTATGGCGAGCGTTATTGCAATGGCGGGCAATGAGGTAATCATGCCGGAAAATGCAATGATGATGATCCATAAGCCTTGGGGTATCCAAGGTGGTGATGCAGAAGATATGCGCAAGTATGCTGACCTATTAGACAAGGTCGAAAATACGCTAATCCCAGCCTATGCAAACAAAACAGGAAAAACACCTGAAGAATTAGCAGAAATGCTATCAGCAGAAACTTGGCTCAACGGAAAAGAATGCGTTGAACAAGGATTTGCAGACAAACTAGCCGAACCACTTGTGGCGATGGCATCTATTAAATCAAGAAAATTAGAGGACTTTGAAAAAATGCCTAATGAAATTAAAAATATGTTGTTTAAGCCACAAGGCAACGCTGGCGTAGCCGCACCACAAGCAACATCAACCCCTGCACAACCAACACCAACCGAACCGGTAAATCAAGCGCCAACAGCTCCGGTAGATAACACTGCACAAGTGCAAGCCGAATTAAATAAACGCAACGCTGACATTAAAGCGGTATTTGCACCGTTTGGTACTACGCACAATGATTTGTTAGTGGAGTGTTTAGGTGATTTATCAATTACCGCAGATCAAGCCAAAGACAAATTATTAGCAAAACTTGGTGCAGGTACAACCCCAAGTGCAACTGCAACGCCTTATGCAGGTAACGGCAACATCGTTGGCGATAGCGTGAAACAATCTTTGTTAGCTCGTGCAGGCATCGACAAAGATAAAGCAGACGCTAAAGATAATGCCTACAACGCAATGACCTTGCGTGAGCTTGCTCGTGCGTCATTGGTCGGTCGTGGTATTAGCGTTGCAGGTCAAAATGCAATGGGCATGGTTGGCTTAGCATTTACCCACTCAAGCTCTGACTTTGGTCAAATCTTAATTGATGTAGCACACAAATCCTTGCTCAAAGGTTGGGAAACCGCAGCGGAAAACTTTGATCAGTTTACCTCTCGTGGCACATTAACCGACTTCCGTGCAGCGAAACGTGTTGGCTTGGGTGATTTTGGCTACTTACCGCAAGTCGGTGAGGGTGAAGAGTACACCTACGGCACAATCGGTGATGAGGGTGCTAGCGTTGCATTAGCGACTTATGGGCAATTATTTAGCATTACTCGTCAAGCAATCATCAATGACGATATGCACTTGTTGACAAAAATTCCTGAAAAAATGGGACAAGCGGCACGTGCAACCATCGCTAAATTAGTGTTTGCGTTATTAACTGGTAACGCGATTGCGCAAGATGGCAAAAAATTATTTGATGCCTCGCACAAAAACTCATTTGATAATGCCGCATTAGATGTGGCCAATATTGATAAAGCAATTCAAATGATGAATGGCTTTGTCAATACTCGTGGTGAACCATTAGCGATTGAGCCTGATTTTATGTTGTTGCCAACCTCACTTTATACTCGTGCTAAACAAGTTCTAGGTTCAGCAAGTGTAGAGGGGGCTGATATCAATTCTGGCATTATCAATCCAATCCGCGACATTGTGCCGACAGTTAAATCCGCACGTTTACAAGTCGCCGATCCAAAATCTTGGTACTTAATCAACAAAGAAGCAATTGAAGTTTCTTACCTTGACGGCATTGATACGCCATACATGGAGCAACAACAAGGCTTCACTGTTGATGGTGTATCTACCAAGGTACGCATCGATGCCGGTGTTAACGTGATTGACTACCGTGGCATTGTAAAAGTTACCAATAAGTAACTTAATCCACCATAAATAACGACCGCACTTTTAACCTAAGTGCGGTTTTTTATTATCAAAATTAAAGGATCATTAAATATGTCTAAAAATTACCTACAAGACGGAAACACCGTGCGTTTTACCGCTACCGCTGCTGTAAAAAGCGGTGATGTAGTAATGTTAGAAAACCTTGCTGCAATCTCAGTATCTGATGTTGCACAAAATGAGACAGGCGTTGGCTTAACTGCAGGTGTATTTACGGTGAAAGCAAAAGCGGAAGATGACATTAAACAAGGTGCAATTGTTTACTGGTCAGCAACCGATGGTGCAACCATTACCGCAGGTAGTAACAAGCGTTTAGGTATTGCTTGGCATGCTAGTGGCACATCGATGGGCACTGTAGATGTCAAGATCAACGCTTAGTCCGTTTGACGACGCACTCGCACAGGTGGACAAAGTCATATCAGATGTGATGATGTCCGTCTATGTTATCAACGGCAAAAAATATAAAGCGGTTTTAGATGAATCACCTAAAGAAGTTGAGCCAATTAATGGGGTTTATCGCACACTTACGCTATTCAAATCTTCTGGTTATAAACCAAAGAAAAATGACCGCGTAACAATAAATAACATTGATTATATTATCAGTGGTTTCAGCTTTAATTCGGGAACGATTATTCTTCAACTTGAAGAGGATGCGAGTTACTAATGGCAATTAATGACGACATCGAAAAAGCCAAAAAGGTTCTAACGGATATTGATAAAAAAGCCGTCCCTCAAGCTATGGCGCGCACGATTAATAATGTTGCTGCAAAAGTTATGGTGAGAGCTGTAATAGATACGTCCAAGAAAGTGGATGTGCCTAATCGCTTTATTAAAGGGCGAGCGAAACTAGAACGAGCCAAGCCAAGACGATTAAGTGCATTTATTAAAGTTAACCGAGGAAATTTACCCGTTATCCGGTTAGTTAAAGGTGATGGGAGATTTATTCGAAGAGGCGAAAATAAAGGTCAACTAAAAGTCGGGAATCGTTTTTATCAACGGTCGTTTATTCAAGAGCTTAAGAATGGTCGAACTCAAGTAATGCAACGACAAGGGAAAGATCGTTATCCTATCGATGTAGTCAAAATTCCACTCAAAATTCCACTTACAGAGGCATTTCACTCAGAGGTTAAACGAGCGTACGAAAAGGAAATGCCAATGGAGTTGAGAAATCAACTAATTAGGCAAATACAGATAGTGGTAAAAAAATGAAAATTCATTCGAAGATCAGACAGGCAGTCATTGATGCTTTACAACCGCATTTACCAAAAGTTAAGGAATTTAGCAATGGTAAGCCATCATTCACCGATATTGAAACACAGAGTCCAACAGTAGCGGTATTTATTAGTAATGTTACGCCCACTGGTTATTTAGACGGAACATTACACGCGACACTACATGTTGCAGCATTTATGCGCTCAGCATCTAGAGAAGATGACCTAGATAAACTTGCGCAAGAAATCTATGAAAGCGGCATCGTTGAAGAATCATTAGTAAGCCTAACCGAAACAACTGCATTCTCGTCTTTTGATTACGAGCAAGACGAACAAATGGCAACGTGGATCGCTGCCGACATTCAATACAACATCACTTATGAGGTCAATAATGGCTAAGAAAGACACTACACCAATGAAAGGCGCAGGCACTCAGTTTTTCCGTCTAAAAGATGACAAAGAAACTACCGCTATTCAAGGTGGCACAATTTCAGCGGCAGAAATTAAAAAAGCCGACAACTGGGAGCGTATTGCAAAAATTAAAGAGTTATCGCCTGGCGAAGTGACCGCAGAAAGTTATGAAGATAACTACTTAGATGATCCAAATGCAGAATGGAAGTCAACAAGTCAAGGTGCTAAATCAGCGGGTGAAACATCAATCACTCTTGCATGGCTACCAGGCGATACTGCGCAACAAGCTATCGTCACAGACTTTGATAGCGGTAAGAAGAAATTTTACCTTGTTGTATATCCAAACGGTACACGAGATGTATATTTTGCTTGGGTTTCATCTTTAGGTAAAGCTGTCCCACAAAATGAGACAATGACTCGTACAATCAAGCTAACCAATGTTGGTAAACCGTTATTAGCTGAAACAAATCAAGCAGGTGATTAATTATGTTAAAACAAATCGAGTTTGAAGTCAGAGGTCAAGTTCTTCAGTTATCGGAGTTATCAGCTTTAGATTATCTCGAATATATCGAGTATATGAATTCCCTAGAAAAACCCGAACCAATCAAAACGGAAGATACAGAAAAGGAAATTAATGCAAAACTGAATCAAATGACAAGAAATAACTTGTTGGCTCACGCAAGATTAATCGCTTTTTCATTGTCACATTCTCAAACAGATAAAACTATTGAAGAGTTGCAAAAAGAAGTATTAACAACGCTTACCAATAGCGACTTTTATTTGGTCTTAGAGGCTGTTCAAAATGTGTGTAACTTCCCTAAATCTGAGGGGCGTGAAGAAACTGAGAGTACGGATGGTGAAGTAAAAAACGCCTAGAGGCCGAACTTGATTTTGTTTTAAAACTTGCGCACGAATTTAAGCGTGCAGACTACCGAAGAATGCTCCGTGAGATGTCTCTTGCGGAGTATTTTTCTTGGTATAAATATTTCGGAGCACGACCATTCACGCTTGAAATGCTTGATTATGGCTACGGAATAATCACAAGTTCGGTCTATAACTGCGCAGCTGCAAAACAGGTTGTAACCGCTAGAGATTTTTCTATCTTTAATTCTGATGATCCGCCAAAAGAAATGACGGATGAGGAAATGATGGAAGTGTCTGCTGCAAATTCAGGAGTATTGAGAATTGGACCAGATTAGCAATTTAAAAATAAAACTCGAGGCAGAGACAGCCAAGTTTACAGAAGAAATTAACAAGGCTAAAAAATCTCTAGATGGCTTTGGGAAAACGCATGGTGGTATTAATATCACTAAAATTGCGATTGGTGGATTAGCTACAGCGGCATTAGCTGCCACAGGTGCAGTAGTTTCTTTCGTAAGTTCTTTAGGTGATGGGATAAAAATTTACGAAGAAACCGAGCGTTACATGGCTAGAACAGAGGCTCAATTAAGAGCAACTGGCGCAGCAGTTGGTTTTTCTTCTTCACAATTAGATGAGTTTGCTCGATCTGTTGCGATGAATACGCTTGCTAGTACAGACGGTGTTCGCCAAGCAATGTCAGTAATGATGACATTTAAAAGCGTTACTGGGGAATCATTTAAAGAGGCAATCAAGCTATCTCAAGATTTAGCAGAAACATTTGGTACTGATATTTCAAGTGAGGCTAGAAACCTTGGGCGCGCTTTAGAAAGTCCAGCCGATGCAATATCTATCCTAAAAAGAAAAGGCATAGAGCTTACCTCTGAACAGCAGAATTTAATCAATTCGTTTGTTGAAACTGGTGATAAAGCTAAGGCGCAAGAAGTTATATTTAAAGCGTTACAAGAGCGTGTTGGCGGCACTAGTGAATCATCAGCAAATGGTACATTATCTGGCGCTCTAGATACGCTAGGGCAAGCAACAGATGAACTAAAAGAACAGTTTGCCGAAACCACAGGTATTACTAAGTTTTTTAAAGGTGCGGTAGATAGTCTTTCGACCGCTTTTATTAACTTAACCAAAGCGATGAAAGGGGTTGATACTGCTACCCATGTTAAAAACTTAGAGAATGAAATATCTATCCTAGAGAAATCCAAAAAATCTCTAGAACAACAGTTTGAATCTGGGGCTTTTGATGGTAGCGATGAGGTGTTGGCTGCAATGCGCGACCAAATGGAACGCCAGCAAGCCAACCTAGATAAAGCACGTGCGAAATTAAAAGCAGAGCAAGATAAACAAAAGGCTGATGCGGATGCCGCTGAAGCTAATCGCAAGAAAGCAGAGAAAGAAGAAAAAGAGAAAGCCGGTAAGGCTCAACTCGAAAAAATTGAAGATAAACTAAAATCTCGACAACAAAAGCTAACAGAGCAACATGAAAAAGACAAGAAAGCGATACAAAATCTTGTTCTAAGTGAAGTTGAAATTAAAAAACGTGGTTTTGAAACAATTGACCAATTGAGAAACTCAGAACTTGGTAAACTTGAGCAAAATTATAATGAGCAACTTGCCGCAATAATCAAAGGCGAGAATAAAAAAACATCTGTTAAGTCTAAACATGGCTCAGGTAGTAAAACGAGTGATGTTGCGTCTTTGGATATGCAGTATGCCAATGAAATGCAAAAACTAGCCTTGCAACATCAGCAACGCATAGAGACGATTAATAAGATGGCTATTTCTGAAAAAGAAGCTAAAGAGCGAAATTTCGGAAGTGCATTAGAATTAAGAAAGCATTATTTAGCATTAGAGGCTCAAGCGTACGATCAGGCATTAGAGAAACAGAAAGCCAAAGAAATCAAAGAAGATAATGACAGAGCAAATAAAGTGCGGTCATTTTTTAATGATATTCGTGGTTCAGGTAATGATCCGTATGTCCAAAGCGATATTACTCGAGAAGATCAGCTAGTTAAGGCGCAAGAACTTTATGAACAGCAACTTATCAATGTTCAACAGTTCGAAGAGGCCAAGGCACTAATAGAAGATCAGTATCGACAACGCAAGGAAGATTTAGATAGACAAGCACTCACGACACAGTTAAATATTGCCGCATCATTATTTGATGGATTGGCAGGATTGGCGGAGTCGGCAGGTGGTAAGCAGTCGGCAGCATATCGAACGCTTTTTGCTATCTCTAAATCATTTCAAATCGCTGAATCCTTAATTAACTTACATGCTGCAGTTATGAAAGCCATGAATGACCCTACAGCGGTTACGCCTGCGCAGAAATTTGCGAATATGGCAGCTGTGGCAAGTCAAGGTGCTGCAGTTTTGAATCAACTTAAAAGCGTCACTATTTCGGGTGCTCGTGCGAGTGGTGGTTATGTTGGTGGTGGGAAAACATATCTTGTTGGGGAGAAAGGCCCTGAGTTATTCACGCCAGGAGCAAGCGGACAAATTACTAGCAATTCTAATCTGAATAAAGCATTAGGCGAGTCAAATAGTAAAACGGTTGTCATCAACCAAACAAATAACTTTGGTGATGGGGAAGGTGATCCTGCTTTAGCTGCGAAGATTGCTAGATTAACTAAAGCTCAGGTTTATGAAGTGCTCAGAACTGAAACAAGAAGTGGCGGAATGATGGGATAAAGTTATGAAAGAATTATTTAATTTTAAAGTGCAGTGGGGGATGCAATTAGACTTTAAGCCAAAAGTTGATGTAATTAAGTTTGGCGATGGTTATGAGCAGCGTAGAGTTGAAAGTATTAACTCTATCCCTTTATCAACCACAGCAACAATTAGATACCATAAAACACGCGAAAGAAACATGATTGGTTCTCTTGATTCTTTCCTTATGCGTCATGGCGGTTACAAATCATTTGAGTGGATTCCCCCTGGTGAATCTAAGCGTATATTAATTGTTTGCTCCGAATGGTCGAAAATTGACAATGGCCCTTACGTTGAATATTCATTGCAGTTTCGACAAGTTTTTAACTGATTTGAGAACCTTATCACAAATAAAAAAGTTGAAATAAGGTAGGATCGTTAGCCATTCAATTTTATTGAGCCAGGAGGATTGTGTGGCTATTAGATTCAGAAAAACAAAGAAAATTTTACCGGGAGTAAAATTAAATCTAAGTAAATCAGGTGTAAGTGTCACGGCTGGGGTTAAAGGTGCATCAATTAATATAGGGAAAGATGGCGTTTATCGTAATTTAGGAATACCAGGAACAGGTATATCTAAACGGGATAAATTGAAATTTACTCAAGATAAAGATGAGGACTATCTAGAAGTATTAATTGATTATGTAACCGATGGCGAGATATTTACATTAAATGTGGACGCAACTAATTATTTTCCTGAAGAGAAGGCGATTTATGGGTATTGCGAAGAAGTAGAAGGAGAATCGATCTTTTATTTGAATAATATCCAAAGAGCGATTGATGTTAATTCTGGAGATGAAATAGAAGATCTTCAAATTTTTTTTTCACAATTAAACCATCAACGAAATGAAAGCGGTGAGTTGCCAATAGGTAAAATCCTTGTTGTGACATTTATACTATTCATAATTGCCTATATCTTTGTTTTTACCAAAAATTAAATTAACAAATCCCCCCCCTATAATTAAGACTAATATACCAAAGCCGCTCTAAGCGGCTTTTTTATTGGAGTAAACAATGCCACAACTCATCAGCAACCAATTCAAACTCAACCTCGCCAAACTCGAACAAAATGCGCTCATTGAGTTGTTTGAGGTAGATTTGCGAGGATTAAAAGATAATGACGGCATGAATGGTGAATTATATCGCTTTTATGCTGGCACTAATGAAAAATCACAATCTATCGTATGGCAAGGCAAAACATTTGAGCCATTTGCTGTAAAAGCAGATGGCTTTGAAATGTCAGGTAATGGACCAAGTAATCGACCAACTCTCACGATGGGAAATATTAACGGATTTATTACCGCACTTTGTAACCGCTTTGATCAATGTTTGGGTGGGATTGTCAGACGAAGATTAGTCTATATGCACTATCTTGATGCGGTGAATTTTGCAAACGGCAATAAAAAAGCAGATCCAACGCAAGAGGCGTTAAGTTACTTTGTGATTGAGCAATTATCCTCATTAAATCGAGATATTGCCCAGTTTACACTGGCTTTGCCATCTGAAACCGACAACGCATTAATTGGTGCAAGAATGATTACCTCTACTTGTAGTTGGCTATATCGTAGCTCTGAGTGTGGCTATACAGGCAGAGCAGTTGCAGATGAAAAAGACCAACCAACAGCAGATCCTAAAAAGGATAAGTGCAGTGGATTATTGACAGGATGTAAGTTGCGAAACAATACGCATAACTATGGTGGATTTGTTAGCGTTGATAAATTGGGGTAACAATGGACGGTAAATTACATAACGAAATTATTAGTTATTCAAAATCAAAAGAACCGCAAGAAAGTTGCGGTTTTGTTGTTTCAGTGGATAGCGGAAAAGTCTTTATCCCTTGCGAAAATGTGGCAGAAGATAAGGAAAATCATTTTGAGATTGCGCCAGAAGATTACATTGCAGCAAGTGAGAAAGGCGAGGTTTTGGCCTTAGTCCACTCACACCCACAAGGAGAGCCAAAACTATCACAAGCTGATTTACAAACACAACTTTATAGCCAGTTAGATTTTTGGTTAGTTTGTGATGAGCAAATCCATATTTTTCCTAAGATTCCATTTTTAATTGGCCGTGAATTTAAACATGGTGAAATGGATTGCTACACGTTATTTAGAGATTTTTACCGCTTATCTGGTTGTAACTTGCCCGACTTTGAACGAGATGATTACTGGTGGGAAGATGGGTTTAATCTCTACCTAGATAACATGGCAAAACACGGTTTTGAGCAAGTAAAAGAGCCACAAATAGGCGATGTTATTTTAATCAATATAGGAGCTGATGTACCCAATCACGCAGCAATTTATGTCGGTAATCAAATGGTACTTCATCACGCACCAAAACGATTATCTAAGCGTGATTTATATGATGGATATTGGCTTAAACACACTCATAGTATTTGGAGATACAACGCATGGTCAACGTTAGATTTTACGGTAGCCTTAAACAGTTTGGATCTGAATTTAGGCTAGATTGCCAAACTACAGCAGAGATAGTCCAAGCCTTAACGAGCCAAATTCCTAAATTGCGCCAATTCATCCAGCAAGGATTGTTTACCGTGCGAGTAGGGCGAGATTACTTTGATAATCGCTATCTCGAGCAAGGGCTGAGCCACAAACTAAAAGATGATGCAACAGTCCATTTTACTCCTGTTTTAAAAGGCTCAAAACGTGGCGGATTATTTGGCGTAATTGCGGGTGTCGCAATTATTGCTGGTGCAATCGCTTTAGGTCCGCTTGGATTTGGTCTGATTAGCACCAATACCGCTTGGATAGTTGGCTCTGTTGGGGCATCTCTATTATTGGGTGGTGTTGCTCAAATGCTCACAAAAATGCCTGAGATGAAAACTGGCACTGAAAAAGAAAAGAAACAATCTACGGCATTTTCGAACCTGTCGAATATGACAGCGCAGGGGAAACCTATGCCATTGGCGTACGGAAGAATAAAGGTTGGATCTCTCATCATATCTCAGGGCGTAGAAACAATGGATACTGGAATTTAAGGAGTTTTCAATGAGTAAAGGTGGCGGTGGTGGCGGTCATACTCCAGTCGAGGCAAAAGAGAGTGGAAGAAGTAAGCAACTTGTCAAAATTGTTGAAGTAATTTCAGAGGGCGAGGTTTACGGTTTAGCCGATGGAATGAAGTCCATCTATTTTGACAAAACACCAGTACAAAACAAAGACGGCTCTTATAATTTTAAAAATGTGCAGGTAGAGGGGCGTGTAGGCGGTCAAGTACAAGATTTAATGGCTGGGTTTAACACCTCCGAAAAAGAGGTCGGTGTTGGCACTCTAGTTAAGAAAAATCTACCGCTTACAAGAACAGTAACTGATGCAAAAGTATCTCGATTACGCTTGACTATCGGTGTCCAATCGCTTTTTAAACAAGAAGATAATGGTGACACTAACGGAACATCCGTAAACTTTATTATTACTATTGGTTCAAGAACTTACCCTGTGTCAATTAGCGGCAAGTATAGCTCTCAGTATTTACAACATCATACTTTTGACAATCTGCCTAGCGTGCCATTTATTGTCAAAGTCGAGAGAACTACAGACGATAGCACAACACAGCGCCTACAAAATAATACCATTTGGTCGAGCTACACAGAAATTATTGATACTGAGTTTGCTTATCCAAACACAGCTTTGATGGGGGTTAAATTTGACTCAGAGTATTTTAGCAATATTCCTACTCGTACCTATGACTTACTAGGATTAAAAGTTAAAGTGCCTAGCAATTATGATACCCGTACGCGTCAATATACCGGTATGTGGGATGGTACATTTAAAATTGACTGGACGGATAATCCTGCTTGGGTGCTCTATGATGTGGTGACGAATAAACGCTATGGCTTGGGTGGAAGACTTGGTGAGTTTGGTGCGGATAAATGGGCGTTATATCAAGTTGCTCAATATTGTGACCAATTAGTGCCTGATGGATTTGGCGGACAAGAGCCACGATTTACCTGTAATGTTTGGCTGACAGAGTAACGCTCCGCCTACCAAGTTATTAATGACATTTGCTCAATTTTTAGAGCAATGCCAGTTTGGAATGGTCAGCAGCTCACAGTTGTCATGGATAGACCAGCAGATCCAGTCTGGACTTATACAAATGCCAACGTGGATGAAAGTGGTTTTAGTTATACATTTTCGGCTCGAAAATCCCGCCATAATGCAATCCAAGTTGAATACGCGGATAAAGAGAATAGCTATGAAAAGGCTATTGAGTATGTCTCTGATGACGAATCTATCCGTAAAAACGGATTAAACGTTAAGAAAATAACGGCGTTTGGCTGTACATCAAGAGGGCAAGCGCACCGCACTGCCTTATGGTTGTTGCAAACAGAAAAATTAGAAACTAAAACCGTTACCTTTACTGTTGGTGCAGAAGGGCTTATGCATATCCCCGGTGATATTATCAAAGTCGCCGATACGCATTATGCTGGTACGAATATTGGCGGTCGAGTTTTAGCAGTCAATGGCAAAACCGTAACATTAGACCGAGAAATCACCATTAGTGGCAATAGTTACCTAAGCTATATCAATGCCAATGCTAAACATCAAAATATTAAGATTATCTCAGTCAATGGTGCAGAGGTAACACTCGATCAACAGCCATTAGGTTTGGAGCTATACGGTGTATGGTCTTTAGCTACTCAACAAGTAACAAGCCAATTATTTAAGGCGCTATCTGTAAAAGAGGAGAGCAAAGGCAAGTACACCATTATGGCGTTACAACACGAGCCACAAAAAGAGGCTATTGTTGATAATGGTGCCAAGTTTGAGCCAGTAGGAACGACCGTACTTACCACACCGCAAATTAGTAACATTGGTGTGGCAGTAAATGCAGATGGTAGCGTATCAGTTGACAGTAGAGTGACTGGCGGTAATGGCATCGTAAAATACGACATCCGCATTTACAAAGGCGGTGTGCTATATGACGTACGATTAGGACAACCTTCTCCAAGTCTTAATATAGACGGTCTCGAAAACGGAGATTATAGCGTCCTTGTCCAAGTTAAAAATGAGAATGGGCAGTTATTGAGTGAAAAAACTCAGACCTTTACCATCAATAAACCGCCAGCGCCAACAGGCGTAAGAGCAACTGGCGGTCTAGGTAATATCACGCTTGAGTGGGATTGGGTTGATGATGTAACTGCGACAGAAATTTTTACTAGTGAAACAGACGACATTAAAACAGCCAAACGTTTGACGAAAGTCACAGCAAGAATGTACACGCACGAAGTCGGTGCAAAACAGGTGCGTTATTACTGGCTTAGACACGTGCGAGGGCAAAATGTCGGGGCTTTCCATCAACAAGCTGGAATAAGAGGCGAGAGCTCGGTTGATATTGATAAAGAACTGAAACTGCTGAATGAAAAGCTCAGTCAAAACATCATCAACGAAGTGTTTGATACTGCAGCCCCAGCACGTAAGTTGGAGATGGTAAAAACCGTGGCCAACCTCAATGTGAATCAGTTTCAAGGGGTAAAACAGGTTTACAATGAAAGAGACGGCAAGTTGTATCTCTGGAATGGCAGTCAGTACACATCAAAAATACAAGCCTCTGAAATAGCGGGTCAATTAAATCAAAATCAACTTGATAATGAGCTAATTACCCAGCTCAATACAGCAAAAGATTCTGCGACACAAGCCGTAGCACAATCTCAAGAGGCTAAACGTAAAGTAGCAGAGCTGTCGTCTGAATTTAATAATATTAACTTTGATGTAGGTGCTCGTAACTATCTGCTTAATTCAGCGGAAAATAGAACATCGTGGACAGTGTCACAATCTGCAAAAGAAAGCTGGCAAGGTAAAAAACTCACGCTTTCTTTTAGTCTTAACGCGAAAGGCATTATCAGGGGCGGGCGTAATCGTGTCGGTTTATCTATGTTTTTGTACTACACCGATAATACGTATACGTGGATTGAGTGTTGGTTAAGCAACCATCAAGGCGATTATAGTGGCAGATTAAAATCAACAATCCAGTTACTCGATAAGCCGATTAAAAGTATTTCAAACTGCTCATTTAAGGTTGAAGTAGGCGGAGGAACTTGTGTTGCCACACATCCTAAATTAGAGATAGGGAGTATTGCGACTGACTGGAGCCCAGCTCCCGAAGATTTGACGACTGTTATCCAGTTTGAAGACATTAAAAGATCACTCAATAACGAATCTAACGCAAGGGTAGCTTGGGAAAACTCAGCTAACTCTCGTATTGGCAATGCTGAGGCGACAATTAATCAATTAGGCGGAACCAAAGCCAACAAAGATGAAGTGGCAACTGTTGCTGCACAAGCGTTAAGGTCTCAATGGCAATCTGATGCTAAAGCTAAGGTAGACGAGGTTAGTCGAGCTATATCATCAGAGACTAAAGCTCGAACTGATTGGCAACGCTCTGCTGAGTCTAAGATTAATCGTGTAGATGGATTTTCGGCTCGCATTGACGAAATAAATCGGACTGTGACCGATGTATCGGGTAAAGTATCGGCAACTCGCACTATTAAAACTCAGGCTATTGCTGGAGGCAGGACTGCTATTGCTGGCATTGCACTTGGGGCGGCTAATTCAGGTAAGGATGTCGAGAGTTCAGTTATTGTGATGGCGGATAAGTTCCAAGTGGTCAAAAACGCACAAGATGGGTCGCCAAAATCCATGTTATCGGTAGTCAACGATCAGATAGCGATTAACGGTGATTTAATTGCTAACGGGCAAATTACTGCGCCGAAACTCGCTGTGGGTGCAGTCCGAGCAGATCATCTTGCTGCAGGGGAAATTTCAGCCGATAAATTGGCGATTGGGCTGGGTGGAAATTTATTATACAACCCGATTTTTGCCAATAATGCTTACGGTTGGCGTGATTTTAATGCTAAAGGTGGAAATTGGGATAATTGCCCAACAACAAGTGCATTTGGACGAGGTTATCATAAAGATGATTTTAATCCTAAAGGAGAACAAACAGAAGAATGGCGATTGATAAGTATTACTGGAACGCCAACACAATTTAACACTTTAGCTGATAGAGGTTCTTGGGTTGATATTTGTCGTCAATTTGTAAACGTAGTAGCTGACAAATGGTATATTGTAAGTGCGTATGTAGGCGGATTTCATTGTGCAGGACAAATACTTGTTGAAAAATATAATGCTGATGAAAATCAATATCTAGGGGTTATTGCAGAAACGCCTATTGCGGGTCAAGATGATATTTACAATAAACCTGCTAATTTTATCACTGCTTATTCTGGCGAATTTGCTAAAGGATTACAGCAAGGTGCAAGAAGAATTTGGGTTAAATTTAAAGCCCCTGACACAGGTAAAATTTTATTAGTATTTCGTATTAACAGATATGCTAAAAATCAAACTTATGGCGATTTTTATCTTGCCCGTCCAATGTTACAAGAATGTACAGAATACGCTACTCAACCTAATGAATGGCAAAATGCAGGTGTCACAGCAATTCACGGTGGCTCGATTGTGACCAATTCGATTACCGCTCAGCAAATTGCGGCGAATACGATTACAGGCAATGAGATTGTTGGTGGCACGATTGTGGGGAAACATATTGCAGGCAAGACCATCACTGCAAATCATATAGTGAGTAAGTCTATTACGGCGGAAGAGTTGAGTGTGGAAAGCTTGTCGGCGATTAGTGCGGATTTAGGCGCTATCACTGGTGGCTCGCTTAAAATTGGTAGCTTAAACGGTAATTTCGGTACTTTATTTGAAGTGCAGTCTAATGGTGGTTTTAGACTTATTAGCCGAGATGCGAGCGGTGGTATTGAGTTATCTAGCACTACAAGAGCGTTACACGTTTGGGACGGTGGAGCAGAGGTTGTTAGAGTGGGTAAATTATCCTAAGGAGAGTTATGTATTACATCGATGAGCCTGTACCGATTGATAAATCGTTTACAGAAAAACCTATCTGCGCCTGGCATATTGCTGGGCGTTTGACTATTGATTACATCAATAAAAATACCACGATTGAGCTTGTAAGTTGGGCAAATAAACAAGCATTTTTAGCACGTGGAGAATCATTAGTAACATTTTTGACTGTCAATGATTGTCCTAGATTTAGTGTTGACCCGAGTTTGTTTGCATTGCGAGCATTAACACAAGTTGAGGGCTCACCATTCTATCGTCAGCAAGTTAAATGTGATTATGATTTAGATCATATTTCGCAAGTGTGGGTAAATAGAGAACAATCTACTACCTCTTTTGATAAATTTGAGTAATTAAGGAGAAATCAAAATGCAAGTATTTTTATACGACCAGCAGTTAATTTCAGTAATTAACCGCAAAGAAGAAATCACAGACGAAACGTGCTTAATCACGGATCAAGAACGTGAAAAAATCGAACAGACGCTTTATGCCAAAGGGCATTTCTGGCGTATTGACAAATATACAGTAGGGGCTAGTGGTGCAAAACCAAGTGAAAATCACAAGTGGAACGACGAAAAGCACGAATGGGAAATTGACAATGAGTTAGTTCAACAAAATTTAGCTCAAAAACGCAACACTTTGTGGGAAACCATTAAAGAAAAACGTTTACAAGCAACACGAACAGGGGTAGAAGTTACACTTACAGACGGTCAAATTCGCCATTTCCATACCGATCAAGTAGCTCGACAAGAGTATGACGGTATAGGTGTTACAATTGTTTTAGGTTCTTTTGAAGAAAGAAAATGGAAAACAATTGAAAACGATTGGATTACTTTAACGCTTGACAATTTCAAAGCCTTAGTTAATGCAATCAAAAATAAAATCGACCACGATTACCGCAATGCTGAAATCTTAAAAGCTCAAATTGAGAAATCTGTTGAGCCAGAAAGTATTGATTTAGATCAAGGTTGGAGTAAATCTTATGTCTAGTTATGGATTTAAGATAAAAAACAAAACTTTAGATAATGAACATTCAAGCAATTTTACTATTTTGACATTTAAAGACCGACAGAGATCTGATACTACTGTTACATATGACAAACGTTTTGATCTAGGCGATATACAATTCGCTATTTTACTTACCCCTAATTTACCATTACCTGATGGGTACGATACTTGGTATGGGTTTGCAGGTGCTAAGATTGAAGCATATAGCAATAATAATATTAAGTATAATGTGTTTAGTGGGTCTGGTATCGGTGAACGTATTGTAAATTATGAACCTGAAATACAAATATTAGTATTTTATAAACCTAAGCCTTATGCTATTAGATATGGCATTAAACCTTATTTAATTAAACATTTGTATTTAGGAAATGAAGAAACTTATATTGGTAATGACCGTAATATCGATATAAACGAACCCTTTGTAATAACATATACCTCTGATTATATTACATTATTAGGGGGGACTGATTATAAGATAGATGTTGGAGATCGAGTTGTAGTCAAAATTAGAAAAATCAAAAACTTACCTTTGAATAATTATACGTATGGAGTAAATATAAAGAAAGATAACCAGATAATTTTAAATCTACAAACAGATATGCTCAGTGCTAAAAAGTTTGCTACGATGAAAGGAACAAGTAAATTACCTTACAGTGGATATATATTCTGTTTGTTCACTGACCGAAATTCAAGAGGAGTTGATGATGATGTTATGGGTGTTATAGTTGATGAACACAGAATTATGGTAAAAGATGGGTATGTTCACTTTAAACCATTCAGATATATTGCCAACCACGAATATGGCAATGCAGGGGAAGTTGATAAAAACTTCGGTAATACAGATATATATTTAGTGAGTTAATATGATTTATATAGCTTTTTACAAACATAAACGAGAGCGGAATAGTGTTAAAAATACATTATTCCGCTTTTTTGATGATGCTATAAAATTTTTTACGCACGGACCATACAGTCATTGCGAAATAGCAATATCTAACCCTCAGCCATCTAAGATGTACACTTGTTTTAGCGCAAGTAATCGAGATGGGGGAGTGCGTAAAAAAATAATGGAGCTACCTCCAGAGAGATGGGATTTGGTTGAACTGAAGACCTCGCCAAAGGAAGTAAATGTATTTTTTGAAAAGACAAGAGGCTCGAAATATGACCTTATCGGTGCACTAGGTGTTGTCTTAAGAATTAAAGACAGTAAGACAAAATATTTTTGTTCGGAATGGTGTGCAGAATGCCTTGGAATAGATAAGCCTTACAGGTTTAGCCCAAATTCACTTTATAAACATTTAACCAATAGCCATGGATAACACCATGGCTTTTTTTATTAATAAATAGGAGTTTTTATGACGACATTTAACAAAATCTTAAACCCAATGTATTCGGTGATTGCTGCATACTCAAAACAAGAGGATGGCTCAATTAATGCTAAATACGTACTTGGTACTGGTACAGACAATGATGGGGCCGTAACGGACTTTACGCCGATCATCTCGGAATATAAATGGATTGATCCAACCGCAGCCAAAAGCATTTTTGGACAACCACTAACTCAAGATGACATTGGCAAAACAATGGATCAACTCTATCTAGACCGTATCTATGCTTACTTAAAAGAGCAAGGACAAATTGTTATCTAATCATCTAATTATTAGAGATACCGCCTACGGGCGGTTTTTTATTGGAGGTAAGATATGGACGAAATAACACAAATTGATCTAAATCATTATCAAGGTACTGACAAAGATTTTATCTTTGAAATTGTCAATGATGACGAAGAAGAAACTGCCTACAATGGGTTAAGCAATGCATCTTTTGAAATGTGGATTAAGCCGTCCAGAGGCGAAACAATCAAACTATCTACGAGAACAGGCGAAATTGCAGTAAAAGATAATGTGATTGTTGTTAGTATTAGAAATGTGCATACAGCTAACGCTAAATGGGAAATGGCTGATTATGACATATTCACACTAATTGACGATAAGATATCAGCTATTGTAACAGGTACATTTACATTACAACATTCAATTACGAAAGAAATTCCTAAGCGAGTTGATACTAATGAAATGTGAAAAGTTTAAAGTTCGGTTAAAAACAAAACAGACGAAAATTAAAGTTGAATTAAGCAAGAAAGAACAAACTTGTGATGATTTAATTTTACCAAATTTATTATTGATTTATAACCTAGCTAAAGCATAAGGGGCTAAAATGACAGTTAATGCTAAAGATAATTTAGTAGCGTTTGCAAAACAAGTTGGTGCGGATTATAAAGAGTTACGAGAACTAATACAGCGTTTAGGCAATGTACCAACTGATGTTGTTACTTCATCACAACTACAAGCACAGTTGACGCAATTTGAAAATAAATTAAAAGGTGGCGAATTAGCCGAAAATCTTGATACCTTGTTTGAAATTGCACAAAAAATCAACAGTATTGTATCCGACAATGCCGTTGCTCAATCTTTAACTGAAACATTAAACAATATCAAAGACCGTATAACAACTTTAGAAACAAATAACACGTTGGATCTATTGACAATTTATACCAATGCTAAAAACGGAGCGAGTGTGTAATTATGGCGGATAACAGTAGCGGAAATCTTGTTGAGACAATAAAAGCTATTGGCGAAGATATACGCTTATTGAGTACAACCATTATTGGGGTAGGCCGCCCCGATAAACCAGAAACAACGGGCAGTAAAATCAAAGGCAATGAACCTAACGGCTCTGTTTATGAAAGTACGGACGGAGCGAATGTTGGGGCGTGGCAATGGCAGAAGCGTGGTAACGAATGGGTTGTTACCGCAGGCGATACAGGTTTAATCACTTTAAAAACTCAAAATTTAAAAGCAGGTGCGTATGTTAAATTACAACGAATAAACAACATTGTATTCTGTTTTATGGGTGGTTTATCGTGGGGCTTATTTGGCTTTAAAGGTAAAAAAGAGGGTGGATTTATACCTCGCCAAGCAGGACGTATTGATATAGTATCACAAGGTTATATTCCTGTTGGGTTTAGAGCCGTATCATCTCTTAGCTATTCGTTATATGATGACGATACAGGTCGATCCGCTGCAAACTTATATATTGGCGGCCTGCAAGATAGTAATTTTATGAGAATTACGCCATTTCACGAAAACCCTAAAATACGAGGAAATGACGCTATCCCAGATATAGGTGCAGGTAATTTACGGACACCTGCAATTATATGGGTTACGAATGATAAGTGGATTGATAGGGTTTAA